AAATCTGTTTTTAGCATTTCTTTACATTGTAAAACACATTCAGCTAATTGAATTGCTAGTTTTGCTTTGTCGGGTGTATAAGGAATGTAAATTGGAAATTCAGCACAGGTTTCTGGTAGTGCGCCAAGGTCCGTGGTTATTAATAACTGACCCGCTGCCAATGATTCCATTGCAGATATACAAAATGTTTCTTCCCAAATACTAGGAAAACAATTTATATCATAGTCTTTTAACTTACTTACTAATTCATCATGTGGACAATAACCCATGTAATTAACATTAGGTAATGCTTTAGCTTTTTCATAAAGCTTTTCATATCCTTTATCGTTTTGGTTATGAAAAGATGAACCATATATAATAGTACTTGAATAAACATCTAAAGTAATATCGGGATCTTTTATCGCTTCCATTGTAGCTAAAGCAACTTCCAACCCTCTCCAAGGAGTTGAGATGTAACACATTTTAACTTTTTCCTTAGGGGTAAAATCTGTTTTTAATTGCAACTCATCATAATCAACTGCGTTTTTTATTACTGTACATTTATCTTCAGGTATTTTTAAAAAAGTATCTATACTTCTCGTAACTCCAATGTGAGTTAAATACATACCAATCATATTTAGAATGGTTATTTTTATCTTGAAACCAGCTTTGTAAGTTAGGTTGATCGTATGAATTTTTTATCCAAAGTATATTTGACTTAACCGGATCTAAAGGTATTTTTTCTGGTATAGAAGTTGTAATTTGTACTGAATCAATTAAAGATATAGGTACGTGTTTTTTTAGATAATCGAATTGTATTTCAGTTCCACCATAGGGTTTCATAGTTTGGTTTTACCAAAAACCTGTAAAGATGCAACTGTTATTTTTTGATTAATTTGTAAATCTTCATTTGTAGTGTCTGTATCATTATTTGCTACATCAGCATCAAATTCTTCTTTTGATGCATATTTCTTTTGAGTTCTTCTATTAATTACTTCTTCTTCAGCTTTAGCTGGAACAACTGGTACCTCTTCACCATTAATTATTACTGTTTTTTGTGTCATTATGCTCTTCCTTGTTTGTTATACTTTTTATAACACCTTTTTTTCATTTTTTGTTAAGAGTCTTCTTATGACGTCTTGGACGCTTACGGGGTTTTGCTCTAGGTACGAATGAAGAAAAATTTTGTTTAGCCATTTTCCTGTGATCTATCTATTAAAGCATAGCTTACAGCTCCTGTAATCTCGTTAGCTGTACCTGCTTGCATTTCAAGGACATCACTTGCTTCTAAGTTTAGTGATTCCTTAATTAGATTATCAGTAGCTTTGTTTAAACTAATGTGGCCTATTTGAACACGAGAAGCTCCTGATTTTGTTATAAATAAATCTGTATCTATATCACTTGCAGTATCGTGAACTGCTTGTACATTTTTAATAATAATAGTCGCATCTGCAGGACAGGTTAAAAACTGTTGTGATGTTAGTCGTAGTTAAATCAAATGTTTCGCTTTTATATCTTATTGTCATGACATGAAATAGTTAAATGTGTTTTGTTCATTTTTTTTGTTCTTCTTGATAAGAAGTATTTAATTGATTTTGTAAAGTCTCAATAGCTGCATTTATTTGTCTGAAAGTTTCTGTGTTAAACTCCTGTGGTGGTTCCGGTAAAAATACTTGTACTTTAGCCATTATCTTCTTCCATCAGGTTGTATGTCAAATCTAAATTGACCAAATCTCCAACTTTCATTTAAACCATCATTTTCTACTTTAACTGCAGCAAGTCTTGCTCTTGCTCTTGTGTCTACTTTATTCGTAGATGAGTTAATTGTAAAGGGCCCTAGTGGAGAGCTCCCTTGTGTTTGTGCAGGATAGTCTCTAGTTGTTATTGTAATTTTTGCATTACCATTAATATATTTAAAATCAGGTATAAATCTTCTAAGCTTTATAAAGTATTCTCCGTCACCTTGAGCATCTAAATCAAAATCCCCTGAAGTTATGAATGCAGGAACAGCTGTGGTTGTACCATCCGCTAGTACTTGGTTAGTCCCTATTTCATGATTAAATACTCGACTTGCACCATTCGATACTCCCTGAATTGTTGGTGTTGTAGGTGTAAAACTAACATCAAACTCTGTAGCGATAGGTTGATCAAATAAGTGAGCGGCAGTAAAAGTCGTTCTTGCTAATGAACCTGTAGTCCAAGTTTGTTCTGCATAATTAAAAGTTACTTGTCTATCTATATAACTTGAAGTAGAGGATGCGTAAACCAAGATATCTCAGAGAATAAAGAATTGTGAGCCGCATAAGTTATTTCTGAACCATTAGCAAAATTAAAACCTGGTGCATTATCGTTAGTTTGAAATACAAAGTCTTCTACTAGCGATGGCAAAGCTTTAACAGTACCATCAAACATAAAGAACCCACCTGAATCTGAAATCCAGTAAACAGCTCCATTAGCATATACTATTGAATGTTGTCCAACGCATCCACAGTTTGAACCCACTTGTCTAATACTAAAAGTAAAAGGAGGTCCAACAAACTGCATAAGGTATGCAGAAGTATCTGTTAAAATTAATATGTAATCTTTTGCTTTTGCAGCACCTACAATTTTGGTACCACTATCTATTCTAAATGAACCCGCAGTGTTAACTGATGTTGCTGTATAGTCTGTTAAAGATTCTTGATCTGAGAATCTAATAAACATTTTTATCTTGTGTTGATGCTGAACCTATAGTTGTTTCAGTTCCTAAAATAATTAAATGCCTATCCCTATCAGACACCATACTCATAACGGATCTTGTTGGTGCTCCAGATAGTATAGTTGCTCTAGTTGCTATACCTGATCCTCCGTCTGGATCCCACGAAAAAGTAGCTCCGTTTTTAATAGTTGCTATTAATAACTCACCGTAATTATCTAAGGACCATGAACCTGGATCTAGTACCGCATTTGAAGTAGTTCTTGGTGTACCCCAAGTAGAAGCTCCGTATAAACCTGTACCAAAACCATAACCAAAGGCTTGTTGTAAGGGTCCTATTTTATAGTAAGGTTTACTATCAAGAGTACCATCATTTGTTGCGCCTGTTCCTGTTTCAGCAGTAGGCATTAAAATTGTAAAGGTTGAAGTAGTAGGTGCTAGTTGTACTTCAAATAAAATATCATCAAAGTCAGTAGCTGTATAATTTGTTTGACCACCTGTAAATGATCCGGCATTGTCAAAAGTTAAAAGATCACCTGGCTCTAGGTCGTGAGCCGTGGGTGTTGTAATTGTAACCGTTGTTGAACCATTAGTTGTAGTGATGTCACATCCGGTTTTTGCTAAATTTGCATCAAAAGGTGTAATGTCATAGTAGTCATCCCCATTGTAAATATATAAAATTTTGTTTGTACCGATAGCTAAGAATTTTCTGCCATCTAAATCAGCCCAAGTATGTGAAGCACGGCCCGCTCCTACAAGTTTCTTGTCCATAATTTCTGTCCAACCGCCAATTTTTTCAGGCATTCCATACCTAAATCTTACAAAATCACCATCTACCCATTGGTTTTCAGCCCCTGAGTCTGATGCTTGTTTATTAAAACCCTGGTTGAAAGTTTACTTTTTGTAATGACATGGCTGTATTATACACCATAAGCTTATATCTATAAAGATTAGGCTATTTTGGTAGTATTATATTCCACTCTAGCTTAGATAGCAAATCTTGTAAATGCACCTCTTTTAGTTTATTTTCTTTTAAATACTGATGAAGTTCCTCGGTATCTACTACAATAAATTGATCTTTCATATCAAAGACCATTTTATCTGCTTTAGTTTTAAAACTACCTATTTTAGTACTATCTTTGATGGGTCTTAAATCAAATTTTAATTTTTGATTTAGTCTATTTTTAAGTACGCCTTCTACATCCCAAATCTCTTTTTTCTTTGAGCTAAAGTTGGGTAATTAATATCAGTTAAATTTTTACAAAATTTATTGTGCATTTATCTTAATATTGAAATATTAAATGCAATAGAAATTCTATCTTCTTCTTTATTTAAATTGGGTTCAACCCCATGTTTTAGCCAACTCGGAAATAAAATTAAATCACCTTCTTCAACATCTATTCTCCAACTAGAACTGTTCTGTGGAGTAAATTTTTCAATGCAAGGTTCCCACAAATAGTCAATACCCTCATGTGCGAGGGTT